AAAATAGCCCGCCTGAATTAACAGACGAGCCATTCTCACAGTGCGTTAGCACGAACTAAGAGCCTCTACCATTAGTTTGGTGGGGGCTTTTTCTGTTGTAGTGCAGCCTAACAGCGTACTCACATCTAGAATGATTTGGGTGTTTCAGGGTTTCTGGTTTGCTGCTTTATACTCTACTACAAACCCTTTTTCGAGTGTTCCTCATAAGCAGCCCACATGAACTATCGTTGAATCCTTGCCTTCATCATTTCGCACCGACTGTCGTCAAGGGACCATCTAACCAAGTCACTGGGGTTCTTAACTTCGATACCCTCATATACCATAAACTTACAAGGGCTTGTGTATTCCATAATATTATTCATGACATGGCGAGAGTAACCGTGGTCCTCAAGGTAGTAAGCAGTTTTGAGGTAACCTTTTCCCATGTAGGCAAGGATGTCTTCTAGTGGAACTGTGATGGGTGCAGCAACAATGAAAGGACGGTGTAGCATCAGTTTACCATCAATACGTAGATGCTTAGACCCCATAGCTGCAAATGCACAAGCACTAATACAACGCTTACCTTTAGGGACAACTACAGTCACACCTTCAATACGAGAGATACGATTACCAAGCTGTAGCCCCATCTCCATATAACCACCCGGCCCCCACATTTCAACATACTTAATCTCTTCTTCTCGTATGATATTAGAGGCATCAATTACTTGGACCATATCTGTCTGCCCAGTAATACGCAGTGTGCTAGTCTCCTCGTCATAGGACACCTTTGCCATTGACAGTGTTGGGAGGGCCAGTGCTAGAATAGCTAGTAAAACTTTCATCATTCCATCTCCTCAAATTGCTTGTTTCCAAAATCCCCGTATTTATCGTTCAGGTATAGTGTGGTGTATGTAGCCACTACAGATAGAGATGCCATAAGCCTCCACATATAACCTACGACTAGTACTAGAAGGAGGGCTACAATAAAATTAGCTACAAGTAAAATTGGGGTAAGTGTCATTTGTTGGTCACCTCTATGAGTTTGTTAAGATACCATCTTGCTTTTTCCAAGTCCTCTATACCATTCTTGTAAGGAAACCTGTGCAGATACTTAGCAATATTCCCTCGTAGGTATCCTTGGAACTCATCAGGGTTTAGGAAGTCTTGTATGTAGTCAATACATTCGATACTGCCGTTTCCATAATGTGCAGGACTATTTACGTTATCTTCCAACTTCCTGTACTCCTCTCGTATGTATTCCCAGTAGTTCACTAGATTCCTTCCTCAGTAAACACCTTAATCCACTGCTTACATATATCACTCCTTGCCACATGAGGTCGAGTAATAACGATCTTGTTGACGTTCGTTAGGTGATACTGATTAGCAGCAAAGGTAGCTACACAATAGGTCTTACCAGTACCAGCAGGTCCAAAAACAATAACCTGATCTGAAGTCTTAAGTGCTTGTAGGTATTGCTCTTGGTGTTCGTTCTTAGGAAGTAAGTGTATTGGTTGCTTCTTCTCATCGTGTTTGGTTGTAGCTCTCCGTGTCTTAGGCTTTGGCTTCTGCTGCACCACTAGTTTACCTCCGCTTAAAGATTGTAATGACACGAAAGCGGTGGTTGGTCGATTTAACCATACCTATCACGCCCTCCATAGACCACGTGTCTTTACGATACATAGGAAGAACTTGATCTAACCAAACTACATGAGTCCCCGATTTAATTCCAGACAATGCCCTTATGACCTTATTTCGTTTGACCATAGTGGGCATATAGTGTTCGGAATCTTCCACAGAATAGGGTGGGTCAGCCAAAATTATGTCGTAATCAGTCAACGGAACTTTCTCAAGGCTTTGGGCATCATCAAGGTAGGTAGGTTCCATATCCGGGTTAAGGTCTACCGTGTCTCCCGGCCAAGCTGACTGGTCTACACGTCCTGAAAATACATGGAGTGCTCTTTCCTTGTCTGGGAACATTGCTTTAATACGCTTTAAGTAGCCAGCGGGGTATCCTCCATAGTAACCGGATTTAACACCGTATGCGTTGCCCATAATCCAAGTCCCAACAATTCTACCATCCTCTGAAAGAAACAATGAACGTGGGTATTTAGTTTTCTCAAGGTAGTTCTCGATTCGGTCTTGATTGTTCATCTAAATATTCCATTATACTTTGTCGTTGTTCATTGGTGTAGGAGGACCACAAACGTATTTGATCTAGAGTCCTCCCACAACCTATGCACTCTCCGTCTGACACTTTACAGACTTGTACACACGGACTTACTATGTCAAGTCTACGATTTCGCACGTATCACCTGAGCAAGCCATCGTCTGCATACCAGCCGTGTTGTCTTCTTGCTCATACTCAGCCAATTTAGACCAATCAATAGACTTAGGCATCTGTCCCATAACTAGGTCGTATCGCTCCTTGTCGCACTCCTGATAAGGCGCTTGTTGGTATGTACCGCCATCGTAGGGCAGGAAGCTCACACCAGACATCTCATCAAAGTGTTTGTAGACAAAGGCACCTACGTCCAACCACTCATCTTCCTTGACACTTACAGTAACAGACGGTTTATGTTCACACCAGTGACGCTGATAAGTAAGCCAAGTCTCAAGCTGTTCCACAGCACCCATGTCGTGTCGAGTAACTGCTTTTTCTGGAGCCTTCTGCGGGAAGCTAAACACTGTCGTATTGTCGGGCTTCATAACACACGGCTCACTAGGTACACCTTGGTCAATCATAAACTGGGTTAGAGGGTCTTTGTTGTCTCCTCGCACTGTTCGAATGTAATACTCAGAGTGTCTTGTGTGAATGCCAGAGGCACTATCAACGAGTTGTGACACAGTTCCTGAGGGCTTGACGCAAGTAATAGCAGTAGAAGCAGGGACGCCAAGACTTACAGCCCACTCAGCATTAGTGCTAACAGCAACTTCCCGAAGATGTTCAAGAGTCTTATCCAATCCTTTATTGGCGCTTGTCATAAGCGGGTTATCCATAATGCCTGTCAGGGAGACCCCAAGCAGACGCTCTTCTTCCGTATTATTTTGCCACACCTTACGCAGATACGGGAACTTGGTGTAGGTAGACTGAATAGTCCCAAGGATCGTAGCCAGACGAACCTTACGTTCCAAGTCCTCAAGAGTGTCAGTAGCACGAACTACAACCTCTGTCAAGTTACAGAACTGGTACGGACGAAGGATAATCTCACTACAAGGGTTGGTGCCAAAATCGTAGTTAGGATCACGACGCTCGTTCTTAGCGGCTTGCTTCTGGCTTGCTACACGGTTGAAGATACCACGCTCACCTGACTTACTCTCAATCAGCGCTGTCCACTCACGAATGAATGTCTCTACGTCAGGCTTTTCACTATAGGCTACAGAGTTATTAGCCAGAGCACGTTGACCTTGGGATTCCCACCACTGACCAGACTTAGCATGACGCATACGGTCATCGGACAAATTACTAAGACTAATCATAGCAGAGCGACGAACACCACCAACTACAACAATCTCACCAATCTTACACATAATGTCGTGGCACTCAATAGAACTCAACTTACGGCCAACAGCATTACGGAACTTATCAATAGTAAAGCGGAACAAGTCTTCCAGAGGGGCAGGGCCAGACGCACGACCACCAAACGTCTTCAGCTTGGCTCCAGCAGGGCGAACCTTAGACACGTCCCACTTAGGCACCTCACCAGCCCAGAGAAGGCTCAGGAGTTGACGGTAGGACTTGGCCCACCCTTCCTTGCTGTCTTTAACCACAACCGTTGTGTCGCTGTCGTAGAGCGTGTCAGGCACCTCTGGTAGTTTGTTGATGTACTGACGCTCTACAGAGAAGCCTACGCCTGTGCCACACAGAAGAATGAACATAGCCTCATCGAAAGACTTGGGGTCATCCACAGGGAGGTAGCTACAGTTGTAGATGCAAGTGTTGTCACGGTCAGCAGCCTTACCAGCAGTCATCATAGCCCGCATCGAAGGCATTACCTCAAGACCAAGGATAGCTTGCTCAATCTCGTGGTTAATGTTTCCTGCATAATCAACAGAGGTAAGGGCTTGGTTTACGATGTTGTCAATGAAACGGGAAACAGTCTCGTTAAACTCCTCACGGCGCTGCTCCTCAGGAACCCAACGTGAGTAGCGGCTTTTATGAATAAAACTTTGGTAGGCTGTGGGCAGGTAGTTATTCGTCATTTTGTTCTTTCTCTTCCTTTTCATATAGTCGGTTCTTCATGGACTGGGGTACACCAAGGTCGTCAAGTTTCTTCTCAGCATACTCCAGAGAGATACGGCCCTCGTGATATTGGTTGATGACACCATCGCCTGCTATAACCCAAGCTGGAATTACATTGCTAAAGCTCATAGCAAATCACTCAGGTCTACTTTAGGAAAGTCCTTGTTCTTTTCAATCTTACCATCTTCTCGTCGTTTGACAGTTCCATCCGGTTGCACACAACGACCAACATTGTTCTCATGCACCCTACGAACAGCTTCATCTAGATTGTAGCCCATAGAGAGTGCATAGCCATACAGGACATACACGAGGTCAGCCAGTTCTTTAAGGTCGCCCTCACTCCTAACCATACCCTCTCCAGTCCACTCATCAATCTCTTCACCAATGAGCTTAACATACAGGCTAGGTGTGGGTGTTTGTCCAGTGGTCTTACAGAACTCAGCTACCATATCAAGAGGCGTCATGTTGATAGGATAGTGGTCCGCGTTATAGTAGCTCTCTGACGATTCCCAGTCTTCAATTTGATCTTGTGTCAACAACTCTAACTCCTTCCATAAAAAGTTGTCTGTGCATCTTCCTTAGCACCTTGTTGCCAAAAATACCAGCAAAAATTATCAGTGCTTGTGTGTTTACTGTCCTTGAACCATTTAAGCCTACCAACACTCACGATCTTACTGCACTTAGCTACATAAGGACTGAAATACTTATTGTGCATGTAGTCAGCCGGAAGCAAAAGCCAAGTGGGTTTCAACGTGATAAAGTGGTCAATCATAGGCAATAACACATCACGAGAAAAAGGTGGGTTAGTAACGATCAGGTCACATTTTTGTAGTTCATGCTTAGACAAGCACATTGCATCCCAAATCTTACCACACCCACGATATTCTACGTCTGATTCCCACCTACACACAGCTACATCCATCAACAGTTCTGTTAGGTCTCCAGTTCCACAGCAAGGCTCTGCATAAGTCCTACTACGAATAAACTCTATAAACTTAGGTGGAATAGCGTTAGGGTCAGTTGTTGGATAGTAGTCCTTTGGTATCTTGTTGTAGTCAGACCGTTTACCCATACTCACGCTCCAGACGCTTTAGGCTAATCCACTCAAGGTCATAATTACCATTGTCCAACTCACGCTTGACTACCAGACCCTTCCGCCACTCACCGTTAGCTTGCCCTGCCCAACCTTCTTCCGCTCCTTTGAAGCAACCCACCACAAGACCATTAAGCGGCGTAGGGCGAGCATCAGCC